CTCTTCCACAGGAATAAATAGCGGCAAGTTCTGGATAAATTCATAATACTTCTTTTTAGTCACAGTATTTGGATGATGCGGATACGTCATTGCTAATGTATGTAAAAAAAACCAATAATGAGGTCCCCAAACCTTCGGGTCTAGATATACTGTCGGCATTAATATTTTCTACGATTAAAATATTAATTATTAAACTATCTTTTTTGTTGTAAAATTGTTGATACATACCGAAGGGTTGGTTCTTTTAGTGCACCAATTAAACATACGAGTAGATGAACCTCTTCCCTTAGTGCTACCTAAATTAATTGTTCCTGCTACTATAGGCTGATTCGCGCCTATATGTGAATAAAAACCTTTTTTAAATAGTTGTAATCCCGGCATTTATATATATTATCATAATAAAAAATAGGCATTTGAAATGTTAAAGGGTTTAAATATATCATTTGTATTATATTTAAGTATAAATGAATACAAATCCAAATATGAATACATGTAATAATTGCGGAAAACAAGGGCACTCATTTCACCAGTGCAAACTTCCCATAACCAGCTATGGTATGGTTGTATTTAGGTCGTCGTTGGACGGGACACAATTTCTTATGCTACGACGTAAGGACAGTTTCGGTTATATTGACTTTATTCGCGGCAAATATTCGCCATATAATATTTTTCAATTACAGAGCATCGTTGATGAAATGTCGTTGTTTGAAAAGGAGAGCATTTTAACAAAATCATTTGACGAGTTATGGACTACTATGTGGGGAGAATCAAACAGCGGGCAATATAAAAGCGAAGAACACGCGTCAATGAAAAAGTTGGATACAATCAGAGAGGGTGTAAATATACATAACGAAATAATCACCTTAAAAGATATTGTCGAGCGGAGCCATACTAAATGGTCTGAAACCGAATGGGAATTCCCCAAGGGACGTCGAAATTATAAGGAACGAGATCTTGATTGTTCGTTGAGGGAGTTTGAGGAGGAAACGGGAATATCCGCTTCAAAACTTACCATTATAGAGAATATATTGCCTTTTGAGGAAATATATATAGGAACAAACCATAAGTCATACAAACACAAGTATTTTTTGGCACATACGAGCACAGCAGAAGATTACCTTGAAGATTTTCAGAGGACAGAGGTAAGTAAGTTAGAATGGAAAACAATTGATGAGTGTTTAGAAGCAATAAGACCATATAATTTAGAGAAGAAACAATTAATCACAAATATTAATAAAGTGTTACAAGAATATAGATTATATTCATAATATATAGTAATATGACAGAAAATTCACAAAAAAAGATGCCCCTTGTAATAGATTCAACAGAAAGTTCTGCTTCCTTAGAAGTTGCGAGTCCAAGCGTAACAGCCGATTCACTGTCAAACGATTCGTCGTCTGAAGAGTCGTCTATTAGCAAATCAGATGAGATTGGTCATGACGACGAATTACTTGAGGCCGAATATAAAGACATGAATTGCGATGATGAACAATTTTACTCGAATAAATGCAACAAATTTTTATTAAAGAAGGAATTCCTAGAGAGAAACTATCTTTCTGATCACGACGACGAATACCCCGCATTATATCCAAATCTAAATGATACAAATTTTAACGTTAAGATAGCAGAAAAAAAGGAGTTTAACGATACGGCATATGAAGGACCGGACCTTAGTAAATCCATTAAGGAACAGGCGGATCTTTTAGCAAATGCTGATTTTGAATTACAGCCACATCAGGCATTCGTAAAAAATTTCATGTCATTCCAGACACCTTATAACAGCTTATTACTTTATCACGGCTTAGGATCTGGAAAAACGTGTAGTGCTATTGGTGTGTGTGAGGAGATGCGCGATTATATGAGACAAATGGGAATCAACAAGAGGATCATTATCGTAGCCTCTGAAAACGTTCAAGATAACTTTAAATTACAGTTATTCGACGAAAGGAAATTAAAACTCGTTGATGGGCTCTGGAATATTCGAGCGTGTACAGGAAATAAATTACTGAAGGAGATAAATCCGATGAACATGAAGGGAATGCCAAAGGAAAAGGTAGTTAGTCAAATAAAAAATCTAATTAACGCCTATTATATTTTCTTAGGGTATGTTCAATTTGCCAACTATATTATTAAAACAATGAGTTATGATAAGGAGGACGCTAGACCCACGAAGGAAAAAACCAATAAGCGAGGTCCTCAAATACTTAAGGTAGGTAAAACCGAGTTAAATGCCCGTGTTATGAAGCGTCTTCAGCAAGAATTCGATAACAGATTGGTTGTGATTGATGAAGTGCACAATATTCGCAAAACTGACGATAATGAAAATAAAAAGGTCGCGGTTAATCTTGAATTACTTGTAAAATCAGCAAAAAATATGAGATTCTTGCTGCTATCTGCTACTCCTATGTATAATAGCTATAAGGAAATCATATGGCTTCTTAATCTAATGAACACGAATGACAGACGAGGTCGAGTTGAGGTGAAGGATATTTTCGATAAAAATGGAGATTTTAAGAAAAATGGCGAGGAAATGCTCATACGAAAAGCAACCGGGTATGTTTCATTTGTTCGAGGTGAAAATCCATACACATTTCCGTATAGAGTTTATCCAAACGAGTTCGCAAAGGAGCATACATTTCCCGCAATCGGCTACCCATCTTATCAGTTGAACCTGAAAAAAATAAAGCACGAGGATAAGAAGCGTATTTTGAGTTTATATCTTGTAAAACTGAATGATTGTAAAAATTGCGGAGAATGTCAGTATTGCGCTTACAAATACATCATCTACAATTTAAGACACAAAAAGATTTCAATCACTACCAAGACTGGAGTTGTAAAAGAGATGCCTAGTTTTGAAAATATGGAGTCGTTTGGCTACACATTACTTCAAATACCTCTAGAATCCCTGATTATTTCTTATCCTATCCGCGGATTGAAGGCTATATTAGATGAAATCCCCGTCGAAAAGGTATCCGAAGAGTTATCGCCCAGTTTTTCTGAGTCCACTGTCATGGAAACTGAAGATGAAGATCAAGATGACGCCGCACATAAAACGCAATTCAAAAAACCGTTAATTATTGAATATACTGATGACGAAGACAGCGACAACGTATCTGACAAAAGAGATGTTGTTAGCGAGAAAACACTAGTTGATAGTGAGAAAACATTGGTTGATAGTGATTTGGAATCCGACAAAATTGGCGGTAATAAGGGCATTGATTCAAATCAACTTACAGGACGATTGGGCTTGGAGAGAATGATGAATTTCACAGACAACAAATCACCCAATGTGAAAGGAGAGTTTGAATACAAAAAGGCTACCCTTGATAATTACGGCAAAATATTCTCTCGCGACGTAATTGGAAAGTATAGCGCCAAAATCAAATGTATTTTGGACAATATTTACAACGCCGAGACGGACAAGGTATCAGAAGGAATCATATTAATTTATTCTCAATACATCGACAGTGGGTTAATTCCTATGGCGCTGGCTTTAGAAGAAATTGGCTTTACAAGATACGGGCAACAAGGAGCAAAACCATTATTCAAGAATAAACCGACTGAAGTTGTTGACGTTAGAACTATGAAGGAACCTGAAAATAAAAAACAATTCATGCCTGCTCGATATGCCATGATCACCGGCGACCCCAGATTATCGCCAAATAATGTCTTTGAAGTCAACGGATTAACCAGCGAAGATAATAAAGATGGTCATAAAGTGAAGGTCGTTTTAGTATCCAAGGCAGGATCAGAGGGGATCGATTTGAAATTCATTCGTCAGGTGCATATTTTAGAACCGTGGTACAACACAAACCGACCCGAACAAGTTATAGGGCGCGCCGTGCGTAATTTCTCTCATAAAGATTTACCATTTGAAAAAAGAAACGTGGAAATTTTCATGTATGGCACGATTATAGGAGAAAACCGCGAGGAAACGGCCGACTTGTATGTATACCGTGTGGCCGAATATAAGGCAATTCAAATTGGAAAGGTAACACGTGTTCTAAAGGAGTCCGCCGTTGATTGTATTATTAATCACGACCAAACAAACTTTACGCAAGAATCAATGAGCAAGTATCTTAAGGAGCCCATTACGCAAGAATTGTCAACCGGAACCATTTTAAAGGAGTTTAAGATTGGAGATGCCCCCTTTTCGCCCGCGTGTGATTACATGGCACAATGTAATTATGATTGCCGGCCGGATAAAGATATAAAAGAAGATGAATTGAACCAAGACACATACACTGAACCGTTTATTGTTATGAACTCGGAGAAAATTCTACAACGTATACGAATGCTTATGAAGGAAAGTTTTTTTTACAAAAAGGATGTGTTGCTGAGAGAAATTCGAGTTCAAAAAGAATACCCGTATATTCAGATTTATTCCGCGCTGTCACAATTGATCGACGATGAGAATGAATTTATTACAGACAAATACGGTAGAAACGGACATTTAGTAAATATAGGCGAGTATTATTTGTTTCAACCAATCGAGTTGAGGGATAAAAACGCATCCATATTCGATAGATCGGTCCCCATTGATTATAAACACGATATGATCAAATTTGAGGTCAATAAAAACATCGCGAAACCAGTCGCAGAGAAAAATATAACTAAGATGGCTGAAGCTGGTCCACGCGTGAATCATTCTGAAGGTAAAAAGGTCATCGACGATATGACTACGAATTATAACGCTGCGATTGATTTTTCGAAAAAGGGTAAGAAGGTTCCTCGTGGTGATGACAATTGGTATAAACATAGCGGAATTGTAATGAGAAAAATGGCCGCAGAATATCCTGATACGAAAAAGGATGACCTATTAAGGGCATTCTTGGTGGCGCATATAGTAGAGAGTCTATTATTTGATGATAAACTTGCGCTGATGAATTACTTGTACTCATTAGATAACATACAGAAAGAATCGCTCGAATGGTATGCGAAGGAATTTTTTGAGACAAATAGTATCGAGGCTGATAATTTTCGAGTGTTTATCATGTATAAATTACAAAAACGAATGATAATGATCTTGAATGAAGCGAATATTTGGGTAGAAGCTGAACCGGAAGATCAGAGAGAAGTTGCCGCATCTAAAACCACCAAGGAATTTTTAGCTTTTAAACCGGACGAATACAATAAAATTGTAGGCTTTATTGGCTATGGAAAGAATAACAGCTATTTAGTGTTTAAAACAAAGAATATGGATTCTAAGCGAGATACGGGCGCTAGATGCGACGAAGCCGGTAAGGTGAAAACGCTTCAAAAGTTGAACGAAATTGTTGGAACCCAAATGTACACAAATGAGAATACCAAGGCACAGAAAGACGAAGACGGAAATGTCATCAGCGAAGCAATAGGTCATGTTGAATTATGTGTTCTACAAGAATTTATTTTGCGATACTTTAATACTATTAGGAAGGATGATAAGAAATGGATGCTAACTCCTGAAATGGCCATATGGCATAAATTGTATTTGATTCACGCGTAAAATTATATTTCTAATTAAATAAAATTGAAAGAAATATAATTAAAAGAATTTATGTATATACTATATAATGGAGGCAGCAATTAAACCAACGCAACAAAAGAAAAAAAGGGATAACCGGATACAAACAGTTTATTCTAGATGTTTACTCACTAGAAAGGTTGTATTGCCAATTACCACAATTGGTAAAAATTTGAAGGAAAATATTGAAGAAAATATAAAATTTACACTTGAAGGTAAGTGTGGGGTGGAGGGTTTTATTAAACCAAACTCGTCACAAATTATTACGCATTCTAGCGGACTTATTGAACGCGGAAATACCGTCATGTTCGAAGTAGTATTTGAGTGCGACGTTTGCTTTCCTGTTGAGGGTATGATTATACCGTGTCTTGCTAAGAATATTACAAAAGCCGGCATTCGTTGTGAAAGCGCGAATGATATGCCCTCGCCAGTTGTCGTATTTATTGCTAAAGACCACCATTATAATTCTGCGATGTTTAATGAGGTGAAGGACGGCGACAAGATTAATGTAAAGGTTATCGGGCAGCGATTCGAATTAAATGATAAATATATTTCCATCATCGGAGAGCTCGTTAAGGAAAAGGAACCCGCATATCAAAAACAAGCCGCAAAACCAAGAATCGTTATAGAAGATTAATAATTATTCGTTAACTATATTCGTTACCTTTATGCCAGTTGATTCATAATATCCATTCTCTCCATTTATTTTACAAATTTCAATTTTACAATTTAGATTCTTAGAAAACTTGTGAACTTTTTCTATGTTGTCTAAAATTATATATTTTTTTACCCCACCTTCATCCCTTATTATACAGAGATATACTACCTTTTCAAACTCCTCCGCTGATTTTCCTGGGTTTAGTTGCTGTTGTACATTATAATTGCCCATATTTTGTTCAAGTCCGTCTTCCATAATATTTATTATTATTAATATTAAATATTGATATTTACTTAAAATTACGAACATCTATTTTATAGGAATGATCACAAATAACGATATTTTATACACAAAATTTTATAATGTACCGCAAAATTTGAATACTTATAATTTCACAAAAATATCCAATAACACTGTAGATTTAATTGAGGAATTTATTTTTATCGTTGACATGCCGAATATGGGGGGTGGCGTAACCTTTTTCATGGATACAATAATGTCTTATTACAAGAAGAATGTCACGTTTATAATTGCTAGAAGTTACGATAAAATGCTGCGTTTGTTCATTAACAATGAATATCAATTGGAAAATGCGTATAATCTAGACGAGAGCCTCTTATTTATTGAAAAGTATCAACACAAAATAAACAAAATCCTCTTTAATCATATTATTTCACACGATATTCGGTTTATTAAACAATTGCTACAGATTAACAAACACACGACATATATCACACACGATTATTATAACATATGTAATACCCCTCAAGCGTATTTTAATGATATTGCGCCGAAACATAAAATGAACAAGCACTATTTAGACCTGAATTTATTTGACGCAGTAATAACGCAGAATGACGCGAATTTACCTATTTTTACTCAATATTATAAAAAACCGTTTGATGTTATCGAGCTGCCGGATTTTAAAAAAAGCAATAAGCTTGTGAAAACGGCCAACTCTCAAATTGTCATCGGAATAATTGGCGCCATTTCAATTGAAAAGGGACGAGATCTACTCGAAAATATCGTAAATTTTTATAAAGATACAAATGTTACCTTTATTGTGTTTGGTTATGTTGAAATTAAAAACTTTTCAAATGTGTATCGATATAATAATATTACAGAGCTGAATATGCTATTAATTACTCATAAACCAAATGTGCTGTTAGAGTTATCTATATGGCCCGAAACATACTCGTATACTCTATCACTTGCTATGCTAACACAGTTGCCAATTCTTTACAGCAAAAAAAAATTCAAGTCAGTAGTAGAAAATAGATTATCTAATTATAAGAATAAATATGGGTTTAATAACTACAAGGAACTTGACATGTTGATTAAACAGCATAAGCAGGATTTTCTATATACCATCGAAGAAAACGTCTATTTTGACGCGAAATGGAATAACTATTTTGCTGTAAATGCGCAGGCCTTGTCTGGCACATCGCAGCAGCATTTTAAAAATATTGATGGGAAAAATATTGTTCTTATCACATCAAAGATAATTGTTTCGACAAATGCGTTTTCGTATGTCAAAAAAAGAAGTTTCTATAGCAGGCAAGAGAGAATGGCGCAAACAATTCGCACTATACATAGTATTCGGAAATACATACCCGACTCGCATATTGTGTTGGTTGATAATTCCCCCTTTTATAACTTTGAGAAGGCTGTTTTATCACACATAGTAGATACTTTTATAAATATAACTGACGATAGAACCCTAAATTATTATACGGATGTCTTCGAATACAAGGCATTTGGCGAAATTAGCCAACAATTACAGTTTTTAAACATGTTTTTAAACGAAGATTACTCGCAAATTAAAAACTTTTTTAAAATAACTGGTAGATATGAAATAAATGACACATTTGAATACAGTCAGTATGATAACAATTTGAACATTTTTAAAAAACACCTAGCCATAGAGGATCGAGAGTACTATTTTACGTGCTTTTATAAACTAGCGAAAGATGCTTTAAAAGACGTGCACCATGTGTTTACAAATTTTGTTCAAAATAAAGAAAAATATATGAACAATTATAGTGACTTGGAGGTTATCTTTCCAAACGCGATTATTGATAAAATTAATGTTGTTTATAATTTGGGAATTGTTGAGAATATTGGAGTCTGGAAAAAAATAACAAATATTTAATTATTGACTACTATTATTTAAAACATATATTATAATGTAAATAATGGATAAGGATTCTTTAATAAAAAGATTAAAAAATACATCATGTTTTAGAACATGGGTAAAAATGCCTGGAGATTATTATTATGGCAATATTGATAAAAATATATGTTTTTTGTGGTCGCCCAGGGCAGGTTGTTCAATAACTTTAAAATGTTTTTTAGATATGATTGGATTATTAGATGAGGCTGAAAATTATAGTAACTGGATTCATGATTTTAAGATGGATATAATTATAAAAAATGTTCCTGAAATCAATATTAACCAATTATATAAAAATAACGTTAATATTATTAAAACTATAGTTAACCCGTATTCTAGAGCTGTTTCAATATGGTTAGCTCAAAAAAGTCACAATTTATCCTTTAGAGATTATTTAAAACAATTAATCAGTAATAAAATAGATTATTTTACTGTGAACGATAAATACCATTTAAAAAAACAATATATCGATTTGGAAGAAAAAATTATAACAAAATATATAAAACTTGACAATTTTGAAAAATATGATATATTATTAAAAGACGGCACACCTTATACTATTGACGTAACCAAATATACTTCACAACATCACGCAAAACGGCGCAGCGACATTACTTATTTTGTTGGCGATATCAAGTTAAACGATATACAGGGCGCCGTTCCTGCGTCATATAAATATTTTTATGATGATGAAATAAAAGAATTGGTTTATACCTACTATAAAACGGATATTGAAAAATATAATTATACGTTCGATGAAATGGTATAAATATATGTATAAGGTGTATAGCAATGAAAACAGCTGTTTATGTAAATGTTAAAAACGAAAAAAGAATTGTCGAGTTTATTAAGTATTATACACAGATCGGAATAGATTATTTTATTATATTAGATGACGATTCTACAGAAAATGTGAAGGCTGTTTTAATAAAAAATAATATAAATTCCGGAGTTTATGATGTGATTTATACAAACGGAAGAAAATTTCTACATGGCATTTATAACAGTAAAGAACTGTGGGATAAAGAATTGATACCATTATTAAATAAAAATAATATTGATTATGTCCTTTATGTAGATGCGGATGAATTTTTACATACAGGCGTCTTTAAAGATGTGAGTAAGTTAATTAACTATTACGAACCCTTCGATTCATTAAAGATAAATGTGCTTCATTTTGGATCAAATAATGTAATAGAAAATAATACCGACAGCGTTATTATGCCGTTTAATAAATCCGCAATCAAAATTAGTGATTGGGTAAAATGTTTAACAAGGGTGTCTGCTATATGTACAGATAAAAATGCTGGGTTTACATCAAATCCGCACGTGTTGAATGTTTACAATGGAATATCAAAGAACATATTGAATACTATAGTGGACTCAACCATTCGGCTTACAGAAAAGATACAATTGCCTTATGATAAGGTTCCAATTTACATAGCTCATTATATGTGCCAAGATATTACAACGTATATTGAAAGAAAAATATGCTCTAAAATATTTTTACAAGTTTCGCAAAATTATAAATTGACGGATGATGTTATCAAATTGATAAATGAGAATAAAACATTAATAGTCGCATTTTTTTTGAAGAGAGAAAATACAGCAGATGACGTAAATAACATACATTTAAAAACTACACTCCCCAAAGACATCATCATTTTTTTCAAAAAACATTTTAGTTGGATTGATAATAATGATATAACCAATAACGACATTATAAATTGTTATAAACCTTTGCTCATCTAATTTATTGAATGGATGATTACCGCTACGTTTTCGTGATAATAACCAGACATGCCTATAGGAGTTCCATTCATTCCTATCCACTCGTAATTAACCTTATTTTCTGTAATAAATTCATAAAATGCTTTTAGCTCGCCAGTTGGGCCATCAAATCCCGGATAATTAACCAATTCGTCAAAAACTATAATACAATCTACATCCATGTAATCTTTCAAAATATTCAAAACACATTTTGTAGAACTGTACAGGTCAGCGTCCATATGAATAAACGAAACCTTTTTATTATGTGTTTTTACAAAGTTGGGCAATGTCTGATCAAACCAACCCTTTATTAGTTCAATATTATTATTGACTTGTGGTGGAATACCATTTCTATTAAATGCACCCTTGCCAAATCCATCTCTCCATTTTTCAGGCAAACCTTCAAAACTATCAAATCCATAAACTGTATCATTTGTAAATTTAGAAATATAATTTATAGTCCTTCCGTTCGCAACGCCAAATTCTAACCACAAGGTGTTAGGTTTATGTTTTAATTTAATTTCTTCAAATACATATTTGAGTGGATATGTATTCACATTGGGAATATTTTGAATGATATTCAACATTACACCTTAATATACAATGAGTCAATATTATATTTACAAAAGTTATTACTCATCTTGTGCGATGCCGATAATTATTTCAAAAATGTCATTATCGCATTTTCAATTTTTTCGTTATACTGAATATCCTTGTTAAAATCATCCATATATAATATTAAATAATTAAACATATTTATAGCATAACTGGTTCCAAACATAAGTTGCCAGCTATTATTTGTTGGAGATATATCAAGAACCTGCGCGCGTTTATTCATGAAAATAACATTTGTTAAATTCGCACCTTCAATTGTAACAAAATGAGAGCACTTCATAAACAACCTTACTTGCTTCTCAAAAGACATGGAATTAAAATTGTAAATAATTTCATCAAAATACCCATCTAGTTTATTATCATATCCTATCATTCTTCTTCTTGCGGCATCATTTCTAAAATATAAAACCTTGTAATTTTCATTAAATGTCACATCCGGATATTCCTTTTTAATAATGGTTTGTATCAGCTCCAAAATATAAAACATGTTCGAGTTTTTACTAATATTAAAGGGTAATCCACTTCTATAACCGGTCAAATCGCAATATTCGTAATCAATATTTAAATGTTTGATACATAACAACGTAAATTGTAATTCCCATTCTTTGAGCTTTTTACATAATATCCATTTTATCTTTTTATTTTTAATATAGGCGTCTAATGCATAAAACAGGTTTTCATGGAAAAAATGACCAATATTATACCCAGGTATTGTTGGTATTTTAAAACATTCCATTTATTTACTATATAAGTTTTTTATTTTATAAAATATAACCTGTTTAAATATATACAAAGGTAAATATCTAAATGAAGTATGCCATATTTGCCACG